TCGCTAGATAATCTCGCACCACGGTGGGCATATCCCACAGGCTCGCGACCGACAGAGCCGCCCATCGCGAAAACGCGTGTAGGGTCTTGGATACGTCGATGCCACCGCGTAGGTAGGTCCGCTCGGTCGCTGCGTGCTTGTCATGGTCGCTGTATTCGATGATGATTCCGCCAAGTTCGACCTCCCATACCACGGGACCAGGCGCATTTTGCACGGCGTCGAGGATGCGCACAGCGCCATGCAGACCATGTGTGTAGGGCACCGGTTTACCTTCGATGGTATGTGTTACCCCTACGGCGATATCGCGGCCATCGTTGTACCGAAGCTTCTTTCCAGTTGTCGAGAAGTACCACGCCTTCATAGGGATGCCTCGCCTGCAATCACGCACAGGATACCATCGACACTGCCAACCCATACGCCTGAGTCAGTCAGGTTCGTGGCGATGTACCACTCTATCCTGTCTCTAAGTGTGCCCAGATTCAGGTAGTTCTCGCGCTCGAGGTATTGCTCTATCAAGTCTTCCTCACCCAACAAACCCAGGATGGGCTTATCATCCGGTTGTGTGAGTCGATATGTCCCGTTGTTCAGTTGGATTGCTCCGGCCTCCATGGCCGTGGTCAAGATAGGTCCGCGCTTCATATAGTACTCCTACGTGGTGAACGTACGACCCACTAAGGGGCCAATAATCATACTAGCATATATGATATAATCTGTCAACTACTAAAATCTACTATATAGAGAATATTGAATATATGAACTTGACTATATATAGATAGGGTCCGAGAGTACTCCCGGACCCATGTTGGCTTGACAGGCGGTCAATAGTAGAGGGCTTCGTCGTCTGTCAGGTCTTCTTCGGTCACGTCGTCGTCTTCGATGTCTTCATCTTCGAAGTCTTCGTCTTCGAAGTCTTCGTCGTCCAGTTCCTCGGGCATCAGGGCCCTCCTTGTGTTTATGCGGTCTACCAACTCGTCGGCCGACCTGAGCGCGTGCTCTAGGCCTAGACCATGGTTCGTGCCGCCGCAGATGCAATGACAGTTGGCATGGCGTGCATCATAACATGACGCGTCGCATCGGCGCCCATCCTCGCTGACCATTACAGTCATACGACACTCCTTGGGGTGCATACCCCAACAACGCTTGCGCGTTAAAGATACGCCCGCCTTGCGGCGGGCGACTCAGGATCAGAGCGCGACTTTCTTGTCAGGGTCGTAGCCGTCCCAACCCTCGGGCATCGCGGCACCCAGGCCGACGACGTGGTACAGGCCCTCGGCCTTGTCCAGCTTGACCCAGACGCGGTCGGCCGGGTTCGGGCAGAGGATGAGGATGCGAATCTTTATGACCATCTCGGGCCGGCCGATCCTGAACTGCTGGAAGATGTCCATCTCGCTCACGCCGACTCCCTTCGCATGGGCGTCCAGCATGACCTGCCGAAGGACGGAGTTGACGCCGACGCCGGAGGTGGCCGTCGCGGACTTCTTGCCGATCAAGAGCTCGATGTCGGCCTTCACGGTCCCGAGCTGGTCTGCGTTGTCAGCGAGGAACTTGACGACCCTCTTCCGGGCGTCGACCTTGGCCTGCGCCTTCTTGGCGGCATCGGGGTCAAGGGTCTTCTTGGCGGTCTTGGTGGTGTCTTCGGACATGATATGCTCCTGGGCTCTACGATCCCAGCCCATACGGGCCAGGTCAATCTCGATGGTCTAAATATACCTCACGACTCAGAATCTGTCAACAAGAATCACACAAAATAATGTGCCTCTTATTGACTCACACGTAGTGCCTCCTTTCACTACACCTCTATATACTATATTCAACTTCTTGAATATAGATAGACTATATGGCTCTCTGCTATAGGTCGGACCGGTGGGGGAGTGTCCGGCGACCTATTTCGTCCAGTGGCCGACTGGACTCATCGGGCAGAATCAATTGAGGCCTAGATAGGTCCTCAAGTCTTCGTCCAGTCGTCGTCTGATAGAGTCTATGCGAACATAGACTAACGAGTCAACCGCAACAAGAGTTAAGTTATACTCAAGTCGCTCTAACAACTTGATTTTGTCAACTATTGACATCTTGTCACCTCTTCTCAATCTCTATAATCAATATACCGCAGATCATTGAAAGTGTCCAGAAGAAGTCATCCCTTGAAGTTAGAATTAAGGTTGTCAATGAAGTCATATTCAATCTCGTCTGTATCGATTATGAAATAGGTCGCCTTAGCATTAATGGCAAATCCAACATAGGGATTGCCGGTGTCGTTTATTCCAAAACCAAGATATTCATGTTTTTGCATATAGTCAATCAAGGTCGCCCGATCAATCTCGTTCATCTCGTTCCTCCTGGGTCTAATCTCTCGTCAATCTCTATAATCAATATACTGCGGTCTATAGAATATGTCAAGAGAAAAAGAAAAATAAAGTGCTGTTTATTGACACAGTGGAATGAGTCATAAGACGGCGGTCAAGAGAGATGATGTATAGATATTCTTGAATATATAAATAATCATATGAGACCGGCCTTCACCCTTTATATAGGGCCTGATTCGACCATCGATTGATCGGGGTAATTCATTATGGGATATAGGATTATTCTGTGACAGGGGTAGAGATGGGGTCTAATTCGTTATGGGGTATAGAATTATTTTTATTCGTGTCACAGATGTCACAGGCCTGTCACAGAATAATTTGTTATGGGATATAGAATTATGATGATTTTGTGACAAAGTGACACCACTTTGAGAAAAATCCCACAATATAGAGAAAGTTGAATATAAGGAAAAATCCTCTTCCCTGTCACTTTGTCACAGATCGAGTCTAATTCTTTAGACGATAATAAATTAGCCTGTGACATCTCTGTGACATTTGTGACAGACCAAAGAATATCTCTATATACTATATAGAATTAGGCCTGTGACAGGCCAAGTCTATATGGGATATAGAATTAGAAGAGGTTACTTTTTGTAACCCCATCATCGTGACATTATCTCTACTTATGTCAAACTGGGCCATATTTTGTGAGGATAAATTAACAGAACATTGGCATGGTTCTTGAATACTTGAAGACGACGAAATATATCTGACTGTGATAATTGATATGATGATAATTGATATGCTGATAATTGATATGCTGATAATTGATATGATATAAAAAGACCGTCTCAATTGAGACGGTCTTTTTATCAAGAATTAATCAATGACAGATATCATATATATCTTTGTTTAGATCGGTCTTATCTTTATCATAAAGTCTTGATTCGGTCTCATAGAATATCTGATCGCCATTGCTGTCTAATTCATCATCATCTTGAATAGAGAATTGAAGATAATAAAAAACGATATCATGATTGATAGGCAATCTTGAATATAATTGATCGATAAACTTATTAGGGTCTTTATTTATGAAATCATCTTCGGTCAATTCATAGGCCATATTGATTGAATATCTAAATGATTTATTTTCAGAATAGGTCGTCGCGAGATGAATTGATAACTGCTCAATGATCATATAAGACTCCTTAATATCAAGATGAATATAATATAGATCATGATCGAGAATATGTCAAGAGAAAAAGAATAAAAATAAGTGTATCTAATAATAGACACCTAAGATAGATCGACGGTCTATCTATATCCAGGGTTCTATATAACAGGATCTCTATATATCTAGGTCTCTATATAACAGGATCTCTATATAACAGGATCTCTATATAACAGGATCTCTATATAACAGGATCTCTATATAAGTGTAACGCTATATAGGTCGAACCTAATTTGCCCTCTAGACCGCCAATGACTGAGCACTAGAACGGGACCACCGGAAAATTTTATTTACTTTTCCTCTTCTTTTATACTTCATATAATATATCATGTTTAATATACCCTCACACTATACCTTTCCCTTGACACCTGTAGTATAATTAGTCTCAAGAGGAGGCCACGGACTATGACCAGCGAAGACCGTCACTACGCCGAAGTATGCGAACTTGTGTTCGCCCAGTACGAGCGCATCCTCGACCTCGAAGTAGTATTGACCGTTGTACCTCTCAGTGACGTTGAGCGCGAGCGCATGAGCAAGGACCCTGACTTCCAGGCCCGCATAGCACTGTGTGATGCGCGCGTGCGCGAGGACCTCATGGCCGACTTCCGTGGCCTATCCAAGAACGCCACGTCTGAGGCTGTGCGTCTGACTGCCCTAAAGGAACTTGGCCGTACCCTGTATCCTAAGCGCTTCAAGGAGAAGTTGGAAGGCGACTTCAACGTTAATGCCAAGGTGGTGATAGTAGATGACGTCAACTGAGCCTGTTCGCCTATCGAAGCTCATATCTCCAGGCTTCGCTGAACTACACAAGCGCGTCAAGGCTACACAACCTGACGAAGTGTGGTGCAAGGGCGGTCGTGGCTCGACCAAGTCTTCCTACTTGTCGCTCTTGACGTTGTTGCTGTTGTCTAAGGACCATGAGGCACACGCACTAGTTGGTAGGCGGTACGAGAGTGAGTTGCGCGATACTGTCTACGGGCAGCTTCAGTGGGCAGCGAACCAGTTGCATATCGATGGTCTATGGCGATTCATGTTGTCGCCGCTGCAGGCTATCAACCAGGATACTGGACAGAAGATACTGTTTAGGGGCGTGGACAACCCACTGAAGGCTAAGTCGATCAACCTTGGTAAGGGTTACATAAAGATTGCGTGGTTTGAGGAGGTCGATCAGTACGGGAGTATGGACGAGGTCCGCTCCATACTGCAGTCGCTCTTCCGCGGGCCGGGCGGTCACAAAATGGCGTTCTTCTCGTACAACCCGCCGCGGTCAGCAAGGGCTTGGGTCAACCAAGAGACTAAGATAGAGAAGCCTGGGCGCATCGTGCACTCGTCAGACTACCGGTCAGTGCCGCCCGAGTGGCTAGGCGAGCGCTTCTTGACTGAGGCTAAGCACCTAGAGCGCGTCAACGAGGCCGTGTACAGGCACGAGTATCTTGGTGAAGAAGTTGGCACGGGCCTCGAGGTGTTCAACAACGTCACTACGCGGCGCATAACCACAGAAGAGCGCGCGACGTTTGGCGACATTCGCCAGGGTCTAGACTTTGGCTATGCCATTGATCCATTGTGCTTCGAGCGTGTATACTTCGACGCTAAGAAGCGGACGCTTTGGGTATTTGAGGAGATCGCTGCAGTAGGCGTAAGTAACAGAGCTT